GGTGCGTGGGTGCTTAGGGGTCGAGGGGTGTGGTGGCGCGGGCCAGGCGACTTAGGTCGGTGCGGAGGCGGATGGGGGGTTCGGAGGCGTCGAGGTGGAGTTCGATTGAGTCGTCGGGCGGATAGTCGGCTTCGAGGTCTTCGGCGAAGTCGATGGAGCGGTTGGGCTGGGCTGGGGTGGCGTTGCCGTTGCCGTTGGGGGTGGTGTTGCTCGGGGTGTTGGTGTTGGGGCGGCGGAGGCCGAGATCGACCTTGATTTCGTTTTCCTTGCTGATGGTGGTCATCGTGCTCATGAAATCGTTGCCGGTGTACTCCATGATTTGCTCGGCGTGGGTCTGGAGTTGGAGGGCGCGGGCTTGCTCCATCGCCTTCATCTCCTTAGCGGGATCGACCCAGCTCCAGGCGCGGGCCTGCCAGTGGGGGGTGTTGTAGCGGTCGGGGCGGGTCCACACATCGGAGAACATGGGCATGGGCAGCTCGGTAAGCGCTGCGGCCATGAGCCACTCCTCGAATATGCGCTGGTGTACTTGTTGGATGAGGATCGACTGGATTACGCGCCAGTGATCGCGGTCCTCCAAGATGCTTAGGCGGGAGCTGCTGTAGTTGGTGTCGGAGAAATCGCGGCTGATGGTTTCGTAGGAGCAGCCGTAGCCGGCGGCGAAGCGGCGGGCCAGGGTGCGGACCACCGCTTCGTACTGGCCGTCGTCGGGGCCGAAATCGGGCGGGATGGCGGTTTCGCCGGGCAGGAGGAAGTTGTAGGAGCCGGGCTCGGTGTTCCAGAGGCGTTTGTCGCCTTCGAGGGCGGGACTGCCGTCGGTGTTGAGGCTGCCGAATTGGTCGGGCTCGGGGGTCTGGATCCAGCCGAGGCTGTTGGCTTGGACGCGCTTGCGGGTCCAGTGGGCCTCCTCGTACTTGCCGAGGTTCCAGGAGGTGGTGATGACGGGGGCGAACCAGGGCACGCCGCGTGTCTGCCCTACGCGGTCAGGCATGTAGACGTGAATGAAGTCGGCGGCGTCGATGAAGAGGTGCTTGGCGGTGCCGTCGATGTAGGTGCCGAGTTCGGCGTCGCCGGGGTGCTTGCGGAGGATGGCGTAGCGGGTGGGGCGCCCCCACTCATTTAGCTCGACCCCCATACGCCAGTAGTGCTTAGGGCGATCGCTGACTCCCGTGTAGTCGTCGTCGATCTGGTCGGATTCGATTAGTTCGAGGCTGAGGGGCACCTTGCTGCGGCCCATGGGCTGGCGGACCAGGCGGATGCCGATCTCGCCGGATTCGGGGAGGGCGCCGACGATAGAGAGTTCGATGCCGTGGAAGCTGAGGCGGCCGGTGACATCGCAGGAGTCGGCGCGGCACCAGCGGTTCCAGGCGAGGCTTAGGGCGGTGTTGCGGCGTTCGTCCTTTTCTTGGCCGTTGGGGCGGAGGATCTGCGGCTGCATCTGGATGCCGCGTGGTCCGACGACGTTGATCTGGGTGGTGCGTTTGGCCTGGCGGGCGTAGGGGTTGTCGCGGACCAGCGCACGGCTGCGATTGCGCAGCACCTTGAGGCTGCCGCGCAGTTCGGCGTCGGCGCTGGTGTTTGAGGCCAGGAAGTCGGCGGTGAAGCGATTCCAGCGGGCAGCGTCATAAGCACGGCGCCCGTTGCGGACGACGTTGAGCTGAGTGCGGAGCCAGGTGCGCAGTCCCATGACGAGTTACTGGAAGCGGATGTAGAGGGAGCGGCCATCGCCTTTGCCGTTGGCCACGTTCTCGGCGAGCTTTTCGCGGGCGATGTCCGCTTTGAGGCGGTCGCGCCAAGCGATGAGCTGTGCGAGTTCGGCACGCTTGACTAGGCGGCCACCGGTAGGTGTGCCGATGCGGTATTCCTGAGCGCCGCTTACGAGGGCGCGGATTGCGGCCTCGACTGCGATGAGATCGGTTTCGGCTTGGCTGCGCAAGTCGAGGGCGGTGGCTTGGCCTGAGTAAGTCAGGGAGCGCAGAACAACTAAGCCGCCTGTTCTTTGTGTTGTTGGTTCGCTGTTACTGACACTTATGGCTTGGTAGTACCACTGGCCGAGGGCGAGGGCGGCGGTGGTATTGGCGGTGAGGGTGAAGTTCCACGTACCACCGCTGAGGGTGCCGGCTGCAGTTGCGCCCGACACATCGTTAGTGCGAAAGTAATAGGTGTAAGTGGTGGCGGTAAGTGCAGTGGTATCGGTCCACTTGACTGTATCGCCTGCGTATATTTGGGGCGGTAATGCCATTGCCCGTAAGCATTTTGTTTAAGTGTAGGTGGTAAGGGTTGCGTTGTTTTGTAAGTGGCGTGGCAACTTGGTAGCTGTGTGGTGTGGGGGCGTGAGGGCTTAGTGGCGTGGCAACTTGGTAGCTGTGTGGTGTGAGGGCGTGGGGGCTTAGGGGCGTTGGGGGCTTAGGACGTTGAAGGCGGCGGCGGAGCGGGGCTCGGGCGGGGGCGTGTCGGCGTCGCCGCTTAGGGGACGGAGCTTGCGTTCCAGCTGATCCCAGATGGTGCGGCGGTCGTAAAGCTGGTAGAGGCGGTGGAGGGAGGCGTAGGCGTAAACGAGTTCGTCGAGGGCTTCGTTGGGGGATGTGCTTTTCTTTACCCAGATGCGTTGTGGGTAGCCGTTTTTGTAGCGGAGGATTTGTTTTTCGGCGGTGAGTTCTTCGAAGTAGTCGAGGGGGGTGTTGGCGTGGAAGTGGAGGTAGCCGGCACCGGGTTCGTTGTGCTTTAGGCGGCCGAATAGGAGGGATTTGATGGCGTCGGAGCCTACTGGGAATACTTGGGCGCCTTTGCGTAAGATTTGGCCCTTGTGGTTGAGGTCCACCTTTGAGGGCTTGCCGATGGGGGGTTTGCCCTTGGTGGACATGCCCTTGATGGCGATGACGCCTTGGGCGGCGCGGTCGCGGGCGTAGGCGTAGACGGAGGCGGTGTGGTGGCCGCCGGAGTCGATGGCGCAGACGCTTACGCGGAAGTCGATGCCGTCTTCGCTGAGGAACGGCTTGCTGAGCACTTCGTCGAGCTGTTTCCAGACATCGGGGCGGGAGGGGTCGCCGTAGAGCTTGCTGCGGTCCACCAGCCAGGCCTCCTCTTCGCGGCCCCATGCCCAGACGCTGAGGCTGAGGCGGTCGTCCTGGCAGTCGCAGCCGATGGTGAGGGCCAGCGCGGAGGCGGGGATGATGAGCTGGGTGTAGGTCTCTTTGGCGGCGCGTTCCAGCAGAGCGGAGGCGCCGATCTTGGAGGCGTATTCGTCTTCCCAGACTTCACCTAGGACGGTGTTTACGAAGGTCTTTAGTTGCTCGGCATCGTTTTTGGATTCGAGGAACTCTTCGACGAGGTTCGACCAGGTGGCGTTGGGGGAGTAGGAGTAGGCGGCCCAGATGTGGAAGCTGATGTGCTTGCCGTTACCGGGGACGGTGGAGCGCCACTCGCCTTTTTCGACCATCCATCGCTTCTTGGAGTGGGGGATGAGTTCGTTGCAGGATTCGCATTTGTAGGTGGTGGTGAGGGGGTCGTTGTCGCTCCAGGTGAATTGCGCCCAGCGGAGGTACTGCATGTGGTTGCAGTGGGGGCAGGGCACGAAGTAGCGGCGTTGGTCGCCCTGGAGGAACATCCGCTCGATGCGGCTGAAGTCCTTGATGGTGGGGGTGGAGCCAGCGACGATCTTGCGGTTCCAGTAATACTCGGTGCGGCGGATGCCTAATTTGATTTGGTCGCCTTCCGTACCAGCGGAGGCGGGGTAGCCGTCTGTCTCGTCGAACAGGACTACGCGACGACTTACGCGCCGGAAGCCCCGTGGCGAGTTAGCCCCCACGAGACTTAGCGTTCCACCTGGAAATTGCTTTTGTAAAATCGTATTAGCACCGTCTTTAGCTTTAGCGTCACTAACCAATCCGCTTAAGCAGGGGGTGTCGCGCAGCATGGGCGCGATCTCTTCCTTCGAGTAGCCCTGCGCATCTTCGATGGTGGGCTGCACCAGCATAATTGGGCAGGGATCTTGGTGTATGTGGTAAGCGATAACGTGGTTGAGAATCTTGGAATAGCCGACGCGAGCGGACTTCATCAGCGTTACCTGCTCAATTAGCGGGTCGCTTATGGCATCCATGATGCCTTTTTGGTAGGGGAGGGTGTGCCAGCGCCCGCCTTCAGCGCTGCTCTCGGCGCTGAGATAGGCGTAGGTGTCGGCCCACTCGCTGAGGGTCAGGCGGCGGGGAGGCTTGAAGGCGGAGTAGGCGGCGTGTTCGAGGCGTTGCAGTGATGAAAGTTGTAATGCAGGGGCTAATTGGGTCATGTACGGGCGGGTGCTGCGGCTAAGTCTTCCAGGGTTTCGCGTACTATATCGTCTAAGATTGTGATGGCGCTGTTGTCTAGGTCGGGGATTCGCTGTTTGGCCTTAGTAGGTATGCCAAGTATCTTGGTACGAGCGATTGTGATGATTTCTACCCATTTTGACTCAATTTCTTCGGTTTTTACTAGGATTTCTTCTTTTTGCTTGCGTTCCAGCTCAAGCAGCTCCGCTTTTAGGTGTTCGGTGCGAGCGCGGGACTCGTTGTAGTCGGGAATTACCTCGTTTGTGCGTGCCAGCGACTCGTGTGAGGGTGTGGTGCTGGTTGGAGTGGGAGTGGGGTGTGCCTGGGAAGGCTGTTCGTGCGGACGTAGCGGAGTGCGCTCGACGGTTCCAGCCGGAGGCTTAGGCCCGCGTCCCACGCGCTTTTGAGTCTTGGCGGTCCACTCCTCGCGCATGGTGGAGGAGTTGATCAGCTCGCGGCCATCGCCTGTGCGTACCACCGATAGACGATTGGTGCGAATTGCTGCATACACGGCTTCCTTGGTAACTCCAAGTGCCCTAGCAGCATCTGCTTTAGAAATCAGAGCCATGGCGGTGATTCTAGCCTTGTTTGTAGGTCGGGAGCAAATCTTCGTGGTATGATGGCCGGTTTTGCTTTTTTACGGGTAAGGGTAGGTGTGTCGTTATAGATAGCGAAACAACTTTCGCGGGACGTGCCTAGATGAT